GGCCATCAGACGCTGGCCGATGTTCCGGCACCCGTAATTAACGGAGAAAGCGTCAATCTCTGGCACTGGCGCAATGCGGTTTACACCGCCACACGCGCCCTGATTCTGGAGCGTTACCGCGATGCGGACACAACGGACAAGGGCGACCGCCGGGCGGACGCACTGGATATACAGACATCGGATTTGTGGCGCGATATGAGCTGGGCCATCTCTGACATTCTGTGCCGCCCGCGAATCTTTGCGGAGTTGTGCTGATGAAAGTGAAGGCACTGGAAGGCGACACCGTGGATTCGCTCTGTTTCCGGTACTACGGCACGACGCAGGGCGTCACCGAAAAGGTGCTGGATGCCAACCCCGGACTCTGTCAGCAGGTATTTCTGGACGCCGGGCAGGAAGTGGAGATGCCGGAGCCGGAGAAGAAGAAACGAGAAATGATTCAGTTGTGGGGGGAGTAGCAGTGAGCACCATTCAAACAGGGATCACAGAGCAGGTTATTGCGTGGCTCTTTGACCACCTGCCAACGGTGTATGCAGTAGGCGCGGCGGTCAGCATTTCCGCGCTGATGAGTCTTTATGACGGACGAACTCTGGTTCAGACCGTAACGGGATCGCTGGCGTGCGGCGTTCTTGCCATGGCCGTGGCCGGGTCGTTGCGCTTCTTCGGTTTTCCTGAAGATGCCGTGACGTTTATCGGCGCATCAATCGGTTTTATGGGTGCAGAGAAAGCACGCGACAAGGTTATTGCGGCCTTTAATCGCAGGGTGAAGGAGAAGGACGAATGAGCAACACATTTAAATTCAGCAGCCGGAGCGAAAAGAATTTGCAGGGCGTAAATCCTGATCTGGTGAAAGTGACCCGACGGGCACTGGAAATCTCGGAAGTGGATTTTGGTATCACCGAAGGGTTGCGCAGCCGTTACCGCCAGAAGCAACTGGTGGCCACGGGTAAGAGCCAGACCATGAACAGCCGCCACCTTACGGGGCATGCCGTGGATGTTGTGGCTTATATCGGCAGCCAGGTGTCATGGGAATGGCCGCTGTACGAAAAAATCGCAGCAGCATTCAGACAGGCCAGCCGGGAACTGAATATTCCGGTGGAATGGGGCGGCGACTGGAAGACCCTGAAAGACGGACCGCATTTTCAGTTACCACACGGAGCCTATCCGGCATGAAGCTCTGGCCCACGCTGGGCGTCGCTTTCCTTCTGATTGCCGCATGGGGAACATCCATGCGTCTGTCGTGGTCGCTGGGCCGGGAGAACGCCAGAAACGAAGCGCAGGCCAGCACCCTGAAAAGTACCGTCGACACCCTGAATATCATCAGCGCCGGGGTACAGGATATGCAGCAGGTGCTGGCACAACTCCGCGTGGAAAATCAGCAACGCAATCAGGACGGAGAGGCCAGACGTGAACAGCTACGCAACGATATTGCAAAAGATGAATGCGCCCACGCTTTGCCTGATGCTCGTTTTACTGACAGGTTGCGCAGGCACGCTGAACGCGCCACGGCCAGCGCCGTCAGTCCGGCTTATACCGCAGACGCTGACCATACCGGTAACGCCGCCCCCCTTCCCTGACACTCCCACATGGGGAAATCTCGGTATATGGGGCGACCGCCTTCTGGATGCACTGGAAACCTGTAACGCGGATAAACGGGCCATTGAATTACTGGAGCAGCGCAGACTGCAACGACTGAACAACGAGGACAACAGCCATGCTGAAAACTGATTCCCTGCGTGAAGCCATGACCCGTTCATGTCGATGGTGTCACGCCAACCCGGAGAAATTCACCATTTTCGTGGAGAGCGGCAACATTGAAACGACCGGAGAAACTCCCTCGTTTGTTTACCGCTATCAGATGGTGATGTTTGTCATGGATTACGCCGGGGAGCTGGACGACCTCACGCTGCCGCTGCTGGCGTGGTTATCCGAAAATCAGCCACAGTTGTTGCTCAACCCTGAGCGTAATCAGGACATCAAATTCTCCGCCGTTATCAATGACGATGACAGCGCCGATCTCCTGTTTACGCTCCCCCTGCGGGAACGCGTTCGCATCACGCGCAGCAGTCAGGGCACACCGCAGGCAGAACACCTGCCGGAGCCAAAACCCCGTCTGCCCTCTTCCGAAGGCGACTGGTCGCATGTATTCCAGGATGTGACGTGGGGTGAAAGCGATGGATAAGGCATTCACCCGCGTGGATGAAACCTTTGAGGCCATCCGCGACAGCCTGAATCAGCAGGCCATCAATAACATCGCCAGAAAGCTGGCACAGGATTTACGTCGCGCCCAGCAGGCACGTATCCGGTCACAGAAAGCGCCGGACGGGACCGCATGGACACCACGCAAACGCCGTGTAACCCGGATACAGGAACGCATTCGCTTTATCTGGAATAACGAAGCACGCACGCTGAAAAACTGGCATCACGACACGGGGAAATACGGGCGAACCATCACCGGGTGGGATGAGGATAAAAACAACATCCGCACGTTTTACCGGGATGACATCGACCGCTTTCTGGAAATACGCACCCGGCGCATCAACCAGGACAGCACAAAGCGCGTCCCCATGTTCGTAAAACTGCGCACCGCCCGCTACCTGAAAGCCCGTGCAGATGCTTCCGGTGTGACGGTGGGTTACAGCGGCGTGGCCGCACGTATTGCCCGCGTTCATCAGTTCGGTGAGCGCGATCAGGTTGCGCCGGGCATTTTCACCGATTACCCGGTACGTGAGTTGCTGGGTATCAGCCAGGCAGATGAGCGCCTGATTTATAACACGGTGCTGGGCCGGATTGCGGAGGCTGTACGGTGAGCGCAGAACTCATGCGACTGCTGAGCAATATCATCCGCACCGGGATCATCTCTGAAGTTGATGAGAAGTCCTGGCGCGTGCGCGTTCGCAGCGGCGAACTGGAAACAGGCTGGTTGCGCTGGAACACCACGCGCGCGGGAGCCTTCAATGTGTGGCTGCCGCCATCACCAGGCGAACAGGTGGCAATTGCCTGCATTGGCGGCAACCCGGAAACCGCCATGATAATTGGCAGCCTGTGGAGTGATGCCAATCCGGCCCCCGGCAAAAGCCTGAAAGAAATCGTGGTCAGCGCGCCGGACGGCGCGGTGTTCCGCTACGACGCGGACGCAGGCGCACTGAGTGCCAGCGGCATGAAAACGGCCACTTTGCAGGCATCCGTCAGCGTGAAACTGGATACGCCCGTCGTGGAATGCACAAACCTTCTGAAAACAGCCGAGATTGACGTCACAAAAGGGGGAAAGATGAGCGGCAATATCACGCACAGTGGCGGCGATTTCACCTCAAACGGCATCACAGTGCATACGCATAAGCACGGTGGCGTTAAAGGTGGCAGCGATTCGACAGGAGGCCCGCAGTGACAACCCGCTACACAGGAATGAACCAGGACGGAACGGGAAACCTGAACGATATGGAGCACCTGAAACAGTCAGTCAGGGACATCCTGACCACCCCGCTGGCAAGCCGGGTTATGCGACGGGAATATGGCAGCCTTGTGCCTGATTTGATTGACGAACCCATGAATAACACCACGCGTCTGCAATGCATGAGTGCTGCCGTGATTGCACTGACACGATGGGAACCCCGCATTGCCCTGGATGCCATCGACGTTGTCTGGAAAGCGGGAGGCCGCGCCGGGGTGACGCTGTCGGGCACTGTCATGCAGACCATGCAGAATGTTGAATTAACCATCACGCTGAGGGAGTAAATCATGCCCGCCGTTGACCTTTCACAGTTACCGGAACCCGCCATCATCGCGGAGCCTGACTTTGAAGCAATTCTGGCTGACACAAAGGCCATGATGATTGCGGCTTATCCCGCCGAACAGCGTGAAGCCGTCTCCGCCGCGCTGGAACTGGAATCAGAACCACTGAACGTTATCGCTCAAACCATGTCTTTTCGTGAAATGCTGTTACGCCAGCGGGTCAATGAGGGTGCACGCGCCTGCATGTTAAGCCACAGCGTCGGGACAGACCTGGACAACCTCGCGGGCAATATGAACACAAAGCGCCTGGTTATCACTCCGGCAACGGATACCACCGACGCGGTGATGGAAAGCGACACCTCGCTGAGACTGCGGGCGCAACGGGCGTATGACGGTCTGAGTGTTGCTGGCCCGTCAGGCGCATACGAGTATTTTGCACGCAGCGCCAGCGGTCTGGTACGCGACGCGCGAGCCATCAGCCCGTCTCCGGCCAACGTGACGGTTTCCATTCTGTCCACTGAAGGCGACGGCACAGCAACGGAGGCGTTGCTTAATACCGTTCGCGCCGTTCTGAATGCAGAGGATACCCGCCCGGTGGCCGACCGCCTGACGGTACAGAGCGCCAGAATCGTGACATGGCGGCTGAATGCAAAACTGTTCTTTTACCCCGGCCCGGAATCCGAACCTATTCTGGCTGCGGCGGAATCGTCGTTCAGGAAGTGGCTGGCTGAGCAGGGGCTTATCGGTCAGGACGTGGCGCTGTCAGCCATTGCTGCCGCACTGCATGTGCACGGCGTGCAACGCGTGGAGATAATCGAACCCACACAGAATATGGCCATCAGCGACATACAGGCGGCGCGCTGTGAGTCATTCACCATCAGCGAAGGTGGGCGTAATGAGTAATTCACTGTTACCGCCATCAGCCAGCAGTTTCATGCGTTGTGCCGAAGCCGTCGGGACACGCATTACAGACATTCCGGTAGACCTCAACACGCTGTGGTCGCCGGATACCTGCCCGGTGCATCTGCTGCCTTATCTCGCCTGGGCATTTTCCGTTGACCGCTGGGATCGCAACTGGCCGGAAGAGACAAAGCGACAGGTGATTCGTGATGCATGGCTGATACACCGACACAAGGGAACCATCAGCGCACTGCGCCGGGCCATTGAGCCGCTGGGATATCTCATTCGTGTGTCTGAGTGGTGGGAGTTCGACGGCGAACCCGGAACATTCAAGGTTGATGTTGGCACGCTGGACAGTGGTGTGACCGAGGAAATGTATCTGGAAATGGAACGGCTGATTGCCGATGCCAAACCCGCAAGTCGCCACCTTATCGGCCTGAACATTATCCAGGACATTCCTGGCTATCTGTATACAGGCGGTGTGGTCTGTGATGGTGATGTTATTACTGTTTATCCCGGATAAGTGAGAAACAATGAGCACGAAATTTAAAACCGTTATCACTACTGCCGGAGCCGCGAAGCTGGCAGCCGCCACTGTCCCCGGCGGGAAAAAAGTAACTCTGTCTGCAATGGCCGTGGGTGACGGTAATGGCAAATTGCCGGTGCCGGATGCCGGTCAGACGAAACTGGTGCATGAGGTCTGGCGTCACGCTCTGAATAAAGTCAGCGTGGATAACAAGAATAAAAACTATATCGTGGCTGAACTGGTTGTACCGCCAGAAGTGGGCGGCTTCTGGATGCGTGAGCTGGGTCTGTATGACGATGCCGGAACACTGATTGCGGTCGCTAACATGGCGGAAAGCTATAAACCTGAACTCGCTGAAGGCTCCGGGCGCGCGCAGACCTGCCGCATGGTTATTATTGTCAGCAACGTGGCGTCCGTTGAGCTGAGTATTGATGCCAGCACAGTGATGGCGACGCAGGATTACGTCGATGACAAAATCGCAGAGCATGAGCAATCCCGCCGCCATCCTGACGCCACGCTGACAGAAAAAGGTTTTACTCAGTTAAGTAGCGCAACAAACAGCACCAGTGAAGAGCTGGCGGCAACGCCAAAGGCAGTAAAAGCAGCCTATGACAATGCTGAAAAACGTATGCAGAAAGACCAGAACGGTGACGATATTCCAGATAAGGGCGCTTTTCTGGACAATGTTGGCGTTACCAGCCTGACGTTTATGAAAAACAATGGCGAAATGCCGCTTGATGCTGACTTGAATACATTTGGTCCCGTTAAGGCTTATCTTGGCATCTGGTCTAAAGCAACATCCACCAACGCAACACTGGAGAAAAATTTCCCGGAAGATAATGCTGTCGGTGTGCTTGAGGTTTTTGCAGCTGGCAATTTTGCAGGCACGCAACGTTTTATCACGAGAGACGGCAATGTATACATGCGTAAACTCGCCAATAAGTGGAATGGCACTGATGGTCCGTGGGGCGTATGGCGTCACACTCAATCAGCTACCCGCCCTTTGAGTACGACTATAGACCTGAATACGCTTGGAGCCGCTGAGCATCTTGGTTTATGGCGTAACAGTAGCTCGGCTATAGCTTCATATGAACGCAATTATCCAGAGGAAGGCGGCTTTGCTCAGGGGACGCTTGAGATCCTCGAAGGCGGGAATTATGGAAGAACGCAACGTTATACCACTCGTCGTGGGAATATGTACGTTCGCTGCCTTGCGGCAAGCTGGGATGCATCAAATCCGCAGTGGGAACCGTGGTTAAGAGTCGGTCATCAGTCAGAGAGCCGTTATTACGAAGGTGATTTGAATGTTCTAACCGACCCCGGTATTTACAGTGTTACAGGAAAGGCGACAAACGGTCCGATGCTGGACGCTGCTGGGGCGACATTGCTTGGGATACTGGAAGTAATCAGGCGTTTTGATGGTGTATCTGTCTGGCAGCGTTACACAACCACAGGAAAATCAGAAACCACACAGGGGCGCACTTTTGAGCGCGTCTACGCCGGGAGCACATGGACCGAATGGCGAGAAGTGTATAACTCCTTTTCGTTGCCCCTGAATATGGGGATCGGTGGCGCAGTGGCAAAACTCACCAGCCTGGACTGGCAGACCTACGATTTTGTGCCGGGCAGTCTGATAACCGTTCGGCTTGATAACATGACCAATATTCCCGACGGTATGGACTGGGGCGTCATTGATGGCAACCTGATAAACATCGCTGTTGGTCCGAGTGATGATTCCGGTACGGGGCGCTCAATGCATGTATGGCGCAGCACTGTAAGTAAAGCGAATTACCGCTTTTTTATGGTTCGCATTTCAGGAAATCCGGGAAGCCGCACGATTACGACAAGACGTGTGCCAATTATCGACGAAGCTCAGACATGGGCGGCGAAACAGACATTCAGCGGTGGTCTTTCTGGCGAACTATCCGGCAATGCTGCTACAGCAACAAAGCTGAAAACGGCAAGGACAATTAACGGCGTAAAATTTGACGGCTCGGCAAATATTGAAGCGTTTCCGCCAGGTGTTCCGCTGCCGTGGCCATCAGATACTGTGCCGTCTGGTTACGCCCTGATGCAGGGACAGACTTTTGATAAATCTGCATACCCGAAACTTGCAGTCGCTTATCCGTCAGGCGTGATCCCGGATATGCGTGGCTGGACAATCAAGGGCAAACCCGCCAGTGGTCGGGCCGTATTGTCTCTGGAACAGGACGGCATTAAATCGCACACCCACAGTGCCAGCGCATCCAGTACGGATTTGGGTACGAAAACCACATCGTCGTTTGATTACGGTACTAAATCAACGAATAACACAGGTGCACATACCCACAATGTATCTGGTACTGCAAATAGTGCTGGCGCACATACTCATACCGTTCCATTAAGGAGACCAAACAGTGGCGGTATGAATTTCGACTGGCTGGATGGTGCATCAAGTGGCACGGTGGTGGGGAATGGAACTGTGCCTTCTTCTGGCGCACATACCCACTCAGTATCAGGTACCGCTACAAGTGCTGGGGCACATGCACACACTGTTGGTATTGGCGCTCATACGCACTCTGTTGCGATTGGTTCACATGGACACACCATCACCGTTAACGCTGCTGGTAACGCGGAAAACACCGTTAAAAACATCGCATTTAATTATATTGTGAGGCTTGCATAATGGCATTCAGAATGAGTGAACAATCACGTACTGTAAAAATTTATAACCTGCTGGCCGGAACTAATGAGTTTATTGGTGAAGGTGACGCATATATTCCACCTCATACAGGGCTGCCAGCCAATTCTACAGATATCGCCCCACCGGAAATTCCTGCTGGCTTTGTGGCAGTTTTTAACAGTGAAAATGAATCGTGGAATATTGTTGAAGACCATCGTGGTAAAACGGTCTATGACGTGGCATCGGGGGACGCGTTGTTTATTTCTGAACCCGGACCGCTACCAGAGAATGTCACCTGGTTGTCGCCAGCAGGGGAGTATCAGAAGTGGGACGGCGTATCCTGGGTGAAGGATGAGGAAGCAGAAAAACTGTTTCGGATACGGGAAGCGGAAGAGAAAAAGGCAAGGTTGATCCAGGAAGCAACAGATAACATCGCAATTCTGCAGGATGCAGTTAATCTTGAAATAGCAACAAACGAGGAAAATTCACAACTGGATTCCTGGAGAAAATACAGAGTATTAGTGAGTAGAATTGACACCAGTACAGCTCCGGATATCGTATGGCCAGAGCTGATGAATCAGGGTTATGTGCGGGAGGACGAGCAGATAACTTCAGACTGAAATTTAGTGATGAATGTTGAATCATCTGGAATATCATGCAATACCAATGCATGAGCACCTATTGTGACATTGTTTCCTATACGCACTTTGCCACCAAGAATGGTGGCATTACAACCAATGGTCACATTATGTCCTATAACAATATCCATATCATTAAAATCACCACGCAGCCCAATAGTTACCCCTGGTTTTATTGAACAATTTTCACCGATTGTTACTTTGTGACCGATAACAACACTGTTGAGATAAGAAATATCAAAGCCTTTCCCTATATTTACAGTTAAAGGGACTGTTACATTATATTTATCAAGAATGAAACGTTCTATTTTCCCCGCAATCTTCCGACAGTATCCGCCTTTATCAAAAAGGTATTTGGCTATGCGCCACCAAAATAAATAACGAACTCTTCTATGTTTTATTGCGCGAACAATTGCCTTTCGCCAGGAGAAAGGACGCTCGCTACCGATTACTTCATAGTGAATACAATCTTTAAGTTCATTAATATTCATATCTCTATTATTCAGCATAAGATAATCATGTGACCAATTATTGTAATAATTTTAATGGTATGTTTCTACTGGCTATCCAGCGTGTCTGATGTCCAGTAACAAATCGTTAACACTGGTGCAATCAAATGGTGAGTGTTAAGACTGGCCACTTATTACCAGGTATGAGGGTATGAGTGGCCAGCATTAAATCAGAACAGCCCTTTAACTGAACTGGCCGCGCTGTTAAGGGATGATGTCACTTTATCTTTGAAGCCGGACAGCATATCGCTGAACGATGAGGATTGCAGGCGCTCCCGCAAATCCTCATCACAGCGTTCAAGGGTCAGTGAAAATTCTATCTTTTTCGCCTTACCGTAGCGATCAAACTCGGAACGGGTCGTATTCGTTTCGGTCAGGACATACATGCCGTAAATCTGCCCGACGCCATCAATAAGAGGCCAGGGGCGTCCTGTATACGCCTGCGTGGTCAGCAGCGACAGCGACACTTCGCCACCTGTAATTTCAGGATAAAGCACACCAGAAAGAACGATGCGATCATCACCTGCACCGATATACTGCCAGCTTGCTGAACGGTTAACGCGTTCATTTTTCACATGCCGCCAGCTTTTGTTTTGCTGTAACTGCTGATGCGGCAGCGTGCGCAGCTCAAAAACAAACATGCCGTAGATCATCATCATGGCCATGACTCCTCAATCTTTATCGTAAAAACTGCCACGCCCGGCACGGGCGCGCCGTTCCATTTCTGCCCTGACCATTTCACCGACCAGTTTCGCCAGTTCGCGGGGATTCTGCGTAACAACGTTATGCAGATGAACATGAATTTCACCACCAAATCCGGAGGCAACAGGCTCCCGGTTACGGGAAGTTACAGGAACTGATGCCACTGGAGATCGTATGGCCTCCGCCACCGGGCGGGAGCTGGCCGCAACAACAGGGACCAGCGCCGGAGGCAGCGGAGCCGGGACCACGGGTGTGATATTAATTGCGGGGGCAGGCTTACTGACCTGCGCAATCTTCCGCTCCTGCCACTCTCCACGAACAGCAAGTGCGCGGGGCAGGTTCTTAAAGACAATATCGCCGGGGCCAATGCGTTTTTTCGTCTCATCAACCAGCTTACCTGTGTTATCAGCAATTTTGCTGAGTCTGCGTAGCGTCCCGGTATTGCTGTCTGTGAGCGGTTTGTTGTCTTTGGGTTTATTACCTCCGGTGCCATTGCCATTTTCCACAGGCTTCGGCGGATTGATTTTCGCCAGGTCACCCTGAAGCAAGGCAACCTTGTCCTGAAGAATGGCCGCACGCTGTGCGTCTTCGATTTTCTTGCGCGCTCTTTCCGCTTCATCCGGAAGGACGCCAAGTTTTTCAAGTATCCACGCCAGCGTATCCAGTAGCATTTTTGCAGGTGTCAGAACAAGCTGTAACGCACCGCCAAGAACGTTACCGAATATCTCGCCAGCACTGGTACATTTATCCAGCGTTTCCTTGCTGGACTCCATCGGTGACAGCAGCGATTTAAACCAGTTAAACACCTGGCTGATCCCGCTTCCGATTGTGTCAAAAACAGGACCAAACCGTTCAAAGGTTTCGCGCAACGGGGTCAGCCTTTCCATAATCCCGCTGAACACCCCGGCAAAAAATGCCCTGATGGGATCCCAGTATTTCCAGATAAGAACGGCAGCTCCGGCAAGCGCAGCCACGATAAGACCAACCGGACTGAACAGCGCCCCGATAGCGCCTCCCAGTAAAGAAACGGAACCCGTCACCATTCCCCACAGCGCAGGCAACACCCTGACGACATTCATTGACCGGGTAAGAATGTCAAAACCAAGACGCAGGGTGGCCAGCTTCCCGTAAAGCACCCCAATAACCAGCGACAACGAGCCAATCGTTGCAGTCATTGCCAGCAACGCACCGCCTGCTATCAGTAGCTGGCGCGTCAGTACCGGATGGGCCTGCGCCAGCGAGGTGATTTTTTCAAGCACCCGCGTGAGCCACTGCGTGACAGAACGCAGCGGACCGTCAACCAGATCACTGATGCGAATACGAAGACCTTCCCATGCGCTGTCGAGATTTTTCAGGTCCCCATCAAGATTATCGGCCATTACTTTTGCGACGCGATCGGCCTCTCCCCTTGCCCCCTGCAATTCTCTGGTCAGTTTTTGCAGCTCTCCTGAACCAGCCGCCGCAACAAGCGTCTGCAAACCAACGAACGCCTCTTCTCCGGCGATGTCCTTGAAGAAGGAAACCTGGTCCACCTGTCCGTATTTTTGTGTCGCCTTATAGAGATCAAGCAGCACATCCTCCATCGGGCGCATTTTGCCTCTGGCGTCAGCAACTGACACCCCCAGCTCTTTCAGTGCATCAGCCGCAGCTTTTGGCGGTGATGCAAGGCGGGACAGACTTGCGCGCATGGCCGTACCAGCATCGCTTCCGCGAAGACCATTATTGGCAAGCATCCCGGCCATGGCTGCCGCTTCTTCAAGACTGATACCAAGTTTTGCGGCAACCGGACCGGTATACTTCATGGTTTCGCCCAGCGCGCGTAAATCAGTATTGGTCCGGGTGAATGCTGCTGTCAGCGTATCGCCAACACGGTCCATTTGATCGGCTGTCAGGTTGAACTGTGTGAGGATATTGGAGCCTATATCAGCCGTCTCGCCGAGTTCGACGCCACCTGCCAGCGCCATATTAAGAACACCGGGCAATGCGGCCTGAATGGCCTGCGGAGTAAAACCAGCCATTGCCAGAAAGCTCTGCCCACTGGCGGCATCACTCGCAGTAAACTGTGTTTCAGAGCCAAGTTTTAACGCCTGCTCACGCAGCGCCTTAAACTGCGGGCTGTTTTTGTCGATTCGCGTCAGTGCCTGAACACGGGACATCTCTTTGCCGAACCCGATCGCAGGCTGCAAAAAACGCCCGGCAGCATAGCCGCCCGCCGTTGCCGCACCAATTGCCAGCGCACCACCTGTTTTCAGTTTTCCCGCTGTTTCCTGCGCGCGCGAATACCGCTCACGCGCCCGTGTTACACGCGCAAGCGCCTGCCGTTCGCGTTCAAGCTGGTTGTTGTACTGTTCGGTGCGTCTGATGGCCTGCTGGATGGTGTTATCGCTGCCTGTCAGGGAAATGCCGTGGCGTTTCAGCTCTCCGCCAAGCTCCCGCATTTTCTGAATTTCCCGTGTGCGCGATTCATTCAGGCGTTCAAGCCGGGTGCTTAACTGCTGCATCAGCTTTTGTTGTTTTTCGCTGAGCACTGTACCCGTGCGTTGTAACTGATTAAGGGCGTTAAGCTGGCGTCGTGCTTTCAATATGCCAGCATCCGCTTTACTGACAGCGTCACGGGCGCGCTCAAATGAACGCGCCTGACGCTCGAGATTTTTGATCGCCCCCTGCGTTCGCTGGATGGAGTCACCAAACTGCCCCATCAGGCGGCGGGCGTTTTCGGCAGGCCGGGTCAGCCTGTCAACGGCGCTGAAAGCGACCCGGATGTCAAGAGTCTTCATTGTCTGCATTCCCGCTGCGAAGTGCCGCCCGCTCACGCCAGCTAACCACTTCGCCGGGCGTCATCATGAAGATTTCGGCGGGCGACCAGTTAAAAATGGCGGCAATATCCGCCACCAGATCTTCGATGTGCTCAAAGCACACCAGGGTGATTACGCTGCCGTCTCCTGCACGCTCTTCGCGCCAGAGTCTGGCTCGCTCATAAAATTTACAGCCACAGCGCACAACTGAATAAAATCGCGTGACGACATTTTTTTAATCATCACTTCATCCAGTCGTGGCGAGGTCACGCGAGGCAACAGCGTGAACATGGTATCCGCTTTCAGATTCAGCACATCAGACAGCGACAGACCACGCAGGGATCCAGCCTGCTCAATAGCCCCGGTGATCTCCACATACGTGATTTTTTCGCCACCACGCTCAATTGGTCGGGTCAGTTTTACGCCACGCTCGCTGGTTTCTTTCACAGTGTCAGCAACGACCGTATTTTCGGTATCGATGTTTTTCGTCACTTTCATCAGGAAACTCCTTTCAGTCAGAGGCGACGCACTGCGCCGCCTGCATATTACTTATCAGCCAAGCCCGAGCGCGGAACGGATGCGATCGGGCACAATGTCCTTGCCGTCCTTCCGGTAAATGAAGTTCAGCAGGTCAATCTCCCACAACGGGCGATCGTTAACACTCAGCTTGTAGTAGGTGTTTTTAATGGCGTAAGTGTGTGATGTGGCTTCGCCCTGTTTGGCTTCCCCCATATCAATTTCCGTCACACGTCCGCGCATTTCGACTTCATACAGGTCGCTTTCATCATCGGTGTAGTATTCACCCGCAAAACGCAGTAGCGTGCCGTCAATCGTGCCGCCATACTTCAGGAACAGCTCACGAACTGCGCCCCCCATGACAAAGCTCGCATCAAGCGCGGAGTCGTCCAGACCGAGATCAATACTTACCGCCCCCATCATGCCACCACCCCGGTAGCTGTCGGTTTTGCGCGTCAGTTTAGGCAGGGTGACGGACGTCACCTTACCCACTTCGTTTTCACCATCCACAAACAGCGTAAAAAAGCGAAGATGTTTTGGTACAGCCATCAGGCACCTCCCAGCACCGCAAATGCGGGACCAAAGAATTCATCAGTAAACGACTGGTAAAGCTCCATGTCTTCCAGCGGAGGAACGGGCGTATATTTGTAGCGAATACGCACACGCCCCTGACGTAAATTCGTGGTGCTGTTATCCACGATGTCATACCAGCACTCCGCGCCAATCAGTTTCCCGGCAGTAACCAGTGAATCCAGTTTTGCCCTGATGGCACTGATAACATCCTTCACGTTCGCAGGCGTCAGTGGACTGTCGATGGTTTCAAACTGCGCTTCCGCAATTGAATCAGCCAGCACCTGTGCAGTTCGGGTATACACCTCAAAGATGTAGGCGTTCGTTTCCGGTGTGCGGTTGCCCCAGAAGCGGAACCCGTTGCGACGAATAATGGTCGTGATTTCTTTGTTGTTGAGGCTGTTGGCATCGCTGTCTTCGGCCTGCAACGACCAGAACACATGCCTGGACATCCCCAGCACATTTTTAACCGGAACATTGGACAGTGATTTGTGCCATCCCTGCTCATGGTCAATGTACGCACGAAGGCCGCACGCATAGGCAGGCGCGGGGAACGTTTCGTTTTTGCCACTTTTCGGGTTGTAGGCGATGAAGTCCGGCCATAAGAGCATCACCTCACGTTCATTGAATTTCTGGCGGTAGGTAATCGCCTCAGCCATCGTGTTACAGCCGTGACATGAGGCATACACAAACGCGCGCAGTTTACCCGCAATCACGCACAGGGATTTTGTTACCGCCTCCGTATCCAGCTCCGGCGCGGCCAGAATACGCGGACGGTATCCGATGCTTTCATCCTGCTCTGCAACAAGCAGCGCATACATCCCCGTATAGCTGCCGTCAGATTCAGAACCACCGATAACCAGTTGATCCTGCGTTTTTCCGTCTTCTTCTTTGTGTTCAGCCACGCGAACGACGATCACCTTTGTGCTCACCTGGTCTGCGATGGCCTTAAGCGCACGATAAAGCGTCCCCGTTGTTCCGCATTTTCCCAGCACGTCATTGACGCGGGTCAGCAGTGTGGGCTTGTTCAGCGGGAACAGCTCCGCGTCCGCATCATCCGCCATTGCCACGATACCGATAACACTGGAATCAACATCATTAATCGCTGTTACCAGGTCGGTACTTTCCGTAACACGGGCACCATGAAAACGAGTTTCACTCATAGCTTCAGCCCCTTGTATCCGTTAAATGATTCGGCAACAATCATCACCCACCACGCGCGTAATCTCACCCCTGCGCCGTTCTCCCGACCCGGCGACAACAAAAAGCAGTAACCCCCTCCGCACGCACATGCGACCATGCCGCACAGGGAGGGAACAGATGACCGATACCACCATGCAATTGCTCAGTCAGGGCACAGACCCCGTGAAAATGCCGGATTTTGATATTCTCGCGGAGGGTAAAACGCTGTCAGGCGTGGCAGAGCGCCTGATGAGCCTGTCACTGACCGACAACCGGGGATTTGAGGCGGACCAGCTCACCATCACGCTGGATGATGCGGATGGTCAGTTGCAGCTACCGCCACGGGGCGCGCGCCTGACGGTTCTCATTGGCTGGAAAGGAGAACCGCTGACAGAAAAAGGCACTTACATTGTTGATGAAATCGCTCACGAAGGACCGCCGGACAGGCTGACTGTTTCAGCCAGAAGCGCAGATTTTCGGGATGAATTTAACGTTAAACGTGAAGTGTCCTGGCATGATGTGACCGTTGAGCGCGTGGTATCCGCCATCGCTCATCGGTATGGTCTGAAACCGCAAATCAGCGAAATGCTGATGGATATCGAAATCGACCACGCCGACCAGACCGAAGAAAGCGACATGTCCTTCCTCACGCGCATGGCGGAAATGCTGGGCGCAATCACCACGGTAAAAAGCGGTAACCTGTTATTCATCATGCCCGGCGGTGGCGTGAACGCACAGGGCCAGCCGTTGCCCTCGTTCGCCATCACACGCAGCAGCGGCGATCGCCATCAGTTCCGCATTGCTGACCGCGAAGCGTATACGGGGGTACGCGCTTACTGGCTTGATCTTAATTACGGGAAAAAGAAAAAAGTCAGCGTGAAACGCCGCAAACCGCCAAAACCCAAAAAGGAGAAAAGCAGCAGCCGTGAAGGTGATTATATGGAAGGCGCAGAAGGCAATGTGTTTGTGTTACGCAAGACTTATCAGAACGAGCAGGCAGCAAGACGCGCAGCGGCGGCAAAGTGGCAGCAGCTACAACGCGGAGCCGCATCATTTTCCATCACGCTGGCGCGTGGACGTGCAGAACTCTACCCCGAAATGCATGGCACGGTAACAGGATTTAAAAGCGAGATTGATAATCAGGACTGGATTATTGCAAAAGCCGAGCACACTATTGATGACAGTGGCTTTACCACACAGCTTGAGCTTGAAGCAAAAATCCCGGAATGGATAGCGGAAACAGAATGAGCAAATTAGATGTATTGACTCAAACCAGAACTGACACACTCACAGCACAGTGCCAGACCCAATCTGGCAGCCCGCTTTGTGCCTAGAGCAGGTGTTGCTTATGTAACAGTTAATCCACGGATAGTGGTCATGAATGCTGGTTGAAGTTGTATTGCCATGAGTGGTCAATTAGGGACTCACTTATTATCGCGTGCTCACCATTGATGGGTAAGATCATGCATTTCGGCTACTGTACTTCGCGAATCCTCCACACACAGGCAACACCTGATTTAAGAACAGAGGGAGATGATGACGCAAGGAAGATTTATTATCGTGCATGTGGCAGATGATCTTTTAGCTGCCGGAGTGATAAATTACACCTATTTTCGATAAGTGTTTTTGTTATAGAACATTAATTTCGTGGGAAACAATAAAGTGAAATTAGGAAGAAATGATAAGTGCTGGTGTAATTCAGGACTTAAGTATAAAAAGTGCCATCTTGGTCGAGACCGTGAAACTCCGGTATCCAAAGCCGAGGCACTGAAATTTTCAAAGTCTCTCTCGCAGAGAAAGGCATGTTATGCGCCAGCATCCATGCACGAAGATTGTGATAAACGCATCGTTCAGGCGCATACGATATCTAAGAGCAGTAGCCTTAAGGCGATCGCCGACTCCAGCAATCACGTCATGGGGGTGATAATGAACTTAGCAAGCCTGATGAGAAACAACGGAAAATGGCTTCCCGAGAAGATCGGTATCAATCAGGCATCCACTTTTACAGGATTTTGTGCAGTTCATGACAGAATCTTGTTTTCATGCCTAGAGAACGAAAAATTTACAGGCACGGACGAGCAGTGCTTTGCCTTAATGTTTCGTTCATTGTCTAAAGAAATTTACGCCAAAGAAGGGGGAGTGCTATCTTCCGATTTTGCTAAAAATGCCGATAAAGGAAAGCTACAAGTTGAACAGTATTATATTCAGAAATTAATCGACCAGCACCAAAGTGGCTTAAATGCAGCAATAATTGAATTAAATAATCTTAAAACTAGCCTCGACCGCATCCTACTTAGCAGGCAATTTTCAGAAATTGAAAGTGTTATCTTCACTTTTGCAGAGCCTTTACCAATTGTAGTTTCGTCAATTCTTTCACCGGAGAGGGATTTCGATGGGACCAAAATTCAGGATTTGAGCGATCTTACAGTGTCGGCGGAACAAGTATGTTTCAATGCTTTTTCCTGCGGAGGTAAGGGATATGTAGTGTTCAGTTGGCTGAGAACTTCAACAATTATCAGACGTTTTATACGGACACTAATTAAGATCCCGGCTAACAGGATGTTCAATACCCTTCTGTATTTTTTCTTCACAAAGGCCGAAAATACATATTCATCCCCTGAGTGGTGGGACAGGCTCAGTGATAAACAGCGAGAGAATATCGGCAACATGATTATGTCAGGGGTTGAATTTTTTGGCAGACCTACATCACAGGTTGATCATTCCGTTGATTATAACGCCGCTGCACTTGAAGAGATAACATGCAGCAACAACGAAATTTGCAGCTGAATGTTTACATGCTGTTAGAAAAAGCGGGCTGAACAATCATTTCGGGATTGTAACAGATAAGATGGCACTGCCCGCTTGCTTCCCGATATGTACCTCAGCCAATAAACTTATGTAAGCAACCGATTTCCATTTATGCGGAGGTTATCAAAGTTGTTGGAGTTGCGAACTTCCGCTCTTCGCACAAAGCGTACCGCTAGGTTTGATTGTATTCTGGCTGCGCAAACTGTCAGTTGGAGTCTGAGCTATTACAACTTAGAATAGCGGCAGCACCACGTTAAGGGAGGTCGCTATGTTCCGTTGTCCGCTTTGTGGCGCATCTGCCCGAATCCGCACCAGTCGTCCGGAAAACGATTCAAACACTGTGCGGCAAAAGTATTACCAGTGTAACAACCTGGAATGCGGCGTATGCTTCTCAACACTGGAAGCTTTCCATAAATTCACATCAAAACACGCCTCCGGCGTTCACTCTTCGGAAGGTATCCCGTGGCATGAGCTGCCAGCTTCACACAGGGGAAACAATCAGATGAGTTTGCCTTTACCTCAGAATTAACAGGCAGAATTGCCGGAGTAACAAAAAAACGATAGATTACCCGCGGGTGCCTTTCGGCTGATGGTCGGAGGGAATACCCGAAGGCCGGATGTGGAAAGGCCCCGGAAAACATTTCTGTTTAACCGAGGCCCTAACATATCTACCTTAAGCAAGTGATAGGTTAGCGCCTCTCCAACAAAGGAGCAAGCGCTATGTCGCAAAAATCGCTTACGGCCATCACGTTCTGCGTGACGGTAATCCTCATCATCTGGATGCTACACGGTTCGCTGTGTGAAATACGGATGAGCTTCTGGGGAGCGGAGTTTGCGGCGTTCTTACAGTGTAAGCAGTAAGGAAACCGCGACGGGGGAGCAATCCCCCGTCAATCGGTTGCTAAGGTTGGCTGAAGTGGCACCCTATCTCACAGACATGAACAACAAACCCGCAGCGTAAGAACTGCGGGTTTTCTTTTTGGAACTATCACTAGCTAGTGTACCGTTAACGGCACATAATGCTCGCACAACAAACCTGTTAAAAGAGATTACTCAGCATTCTCCTGCTTCCATTGCCGGATCATTTCATCGGTAACATCACCCTCATAACATACCACGTCATACCCTCCATTACGGCTATATGCACTGCGTCCACCACATCTACTACCATTCCTTGCATGATTAAAAGGACACGCACAATTGCCTGGATAAGATTCAATGGATTCTTTAATTATTTCTTTTTTGATCTGAGCATCAGACTTTCCTGTTGCTGCATATCCACTAAAAGATACTAAACAAAGGCAGATTGCCATTAATAAACCACATCGCATACCGATACACTCTATTACTAACCAATCATAGCCCACATCATAAAATCGAGATGAGGAGCACAATACCTTTAACAAGAAGGTGTCATAACGATAATATGTCGTGCAATTCATCAAAAAAAAGATCTATATCAAAGAGATAGAACTCTTATCAGTGCTTCAGACATCGGCATTCGAGGCAGCAGAAAAACAGTAAATCTGACGAATTTGCCTTTTCCCAAGATGTTGTCAGATTAAAAAGATAGATTAGCGCAGGTACCTGTTGGTGGATTGCAGGAGGAAAAATGAAGTCGAGTGGAAAAATCCCAGAAAAATTTTTGTTTAACAGAGGTCCTGGTTCACTATGCGAAATACGGAGGAGCTGCAGAAGAATTCTGCTTCATCCTTAGAGTTTAAACAGCACGTGCACTACCATTGTTTCTGCATATCGCCACACCATCGCCACTCTACCGCCATTGCACAAAATACAAATACGAAAAAACCACCCGAAGGTGGTTTCACGACACTGCTTATTGCTTTGATTTTATTCTTATCTTTCCCATGGTACCCGGAGCGGGACTTGAACCCGCACAGCGCGAACGCCGAGGGATTTTAAATCCCTTGTGTCTACCGATTCCACCATCCGGGCTCGGGAAGAAAGTGGAGGCGCGTTCCGGAGTCGAACCGGACTAGACGGATTTGCAATCCGCTACATAACCGCTTTGTTAACGCGCCAAATTCTTCAGGCCTTTCAGCCAGACATCCGCTTGACGCCGATGTCTTTTAAACTGGAGCGGGAAACGAGACTCGAACTCGCGACCCCGACCTTGGCAAGGTCGTGCTCTACCAACTGAGCTATTCCCGCATTCATCAAGCAATCAGTTAATCACTTGATTTTATTATCGTCTGGCAATCAGTGCCGCCGTTCGATGCGTTGCATTCTACTTACCTGGCGCGATGAGTCAACGATATTTTTCACCACTTTTGATCGTTTGCTGAAAATTGCGCCGAAACGA